CTTGGCGAGCGCGACCCACCCACCCGCGGTGTGGGCGTCCATGCCCGTGATCTTCGTCAGCCCGTAGGTGCTCTTGGCGAGTTCGGTTGTCTCGGTGACAGCGCCTTTGATCCACTGCGCGCCCTTGTAGACCAGGAACCCCGTCGCCAGGGTGCTCATCGTCTGACGCAGCGCCGCGGTGCGCTTGGAGGTCGCCTCGGTCTGTTTGCCGACCTGCTCGGTGGACTTGCCAATGCCGGTGATCTGCGCAGAGGCTTCCTTGGCGCCCTCGACGCGCACCAGAATGTTGAGATTCGTGTCAGCCATCTGCTGTTACTTGAAACGCCGGGCAACCTCGTTGCCGACGTGGGAGGCGTGCGCGCGCATCTGCTGGACGTGCAGCTGCGACGCGCGTTCGGTGACCGCCAGCCACAGCGCGCGCTCCACGTCGTCGCCGTGCACGATCCGCGCCACCGGCACACCGCACAGCGCGGCGACCGCGAGCGTGTCCAGGGCCTCGGCGGCTAGGATTCCCCCACCGCGTCGGCGGCTACCTCCTGCGCCGCGCCTTCGGTCAGCCACGACTGGTAGTTGAGGAACAGCGACCACACGCGCGACTGGCCCAGCTCAGCGCCGCCGCACAGCGCGACCAGGACGGCGCGCGCCGTGTGCTCGGTGACCTCCAGGCCCAGCGCCGCGGCCAGGTCGTCGTCAAAGCGCGCGGCCTGGTCGTGGAACAGGGGCTCAAGCTCCCCTGCCTCGTTGCGCCCGTACAGCCCGACCAGCGCGCGCGACAGCGCGTCGGCTGCCACCTGCCAGTCGCCCAGCGGGTTGCGCAGCTGGTTGCCGCCAGGACCGCCGTACACGCGCGCGATGCTGATGGCGCGGAAGCGCCCGACCAGGACGCCGCCGTAGCCGGGCATGTCCAGCTCGGCGGTGTTGTCCTGGGCCAGCTGCGCCGCACGCACGCGCAGCGTCGCCAGCATCGAGCTGTCCGCCGTGCCGTTGCCCAACGCGGCCATCTCAACGGTCGGCTGCTCAGGCTGGGACTCGGTGGCCTGCGTGATCGCGTCGCCCAGGCCACTCATCCGACTGTCCCGGTCGGCACGAACTCCAGGTGCAGCAGCGCCGGGTCGCTTTTATCCGAATCGTGGTCAGGCGGTTCGCACTTCTTGAGGATGCCCGTGTAGACCAGCGGCCTGCCGAATGGCACCTTGTGCGTGTCCAGCGGCTGCTTCGTCACTGTCACAGTGGCGAGCCCGACCGCCGCGGCGAGCGCGTGCTCGATGGCGTTGTCACGCTCAAGCACGTACAGCCGCTCAAGCACCACGTTGCCCATCGTCACACGACCGCCGAGTGACACCGGCGGAGCCATCGCCCCCGGTGCGAACTTCTGTTCTTCGGAGTCAACTTCGCCTCCGGTCATCTTGTCGAACACGCCCAGGTCACCGATGCCGTCCACCGACACGGTGACCGCGAACATGTCAGACCGAGCGCCTGTCGGCATGACCTACCTCCTTATGCCGCCAAGGCGACCGTGATCGGCACCTTGACTATTTCGATGTCCACCAGCTCGGCGTGCGGGGCCATGCGCACTGACAGCACCGCGCGCATGACGCCTTCCGCCAGCTGCTCGGGCGGGTTGACGGCTGGCCCCGTATTGACGGCGAACGCTTCGGTCGGTTCGTCGCCGTACAGCGCGCCGTCGTCGTAGAGTTCCTTGAGCATCGCCGCCAGCAGCCCGTTGAACTTCGCCAGCGTGTGCCCGCGACCGTCGATCTGGCTGAACACGACCAGCTCGCCCACCGCCTCCGCTTTGGCGACGATGGCCATGTTGAGTCGGGCGTGGTTTAGCTCGCGCCAGGCGCCGCGCGGGCCAGCTGGATCGACCAGCGTGCGGAAGGCGTAGGACTCGATGTTGCCGTAGACCGTGCGCGCGGTGTCCACGCCCGCCAGGAGCAGGCTTTCGCGCTCGGCGTCGGTGAACGCCGCCGTCAGGCCGGTGGCGTAGCGCGACACGCCCCAGGACCCGGCAGCGGCCTGGTTGACGTTGCCTGCCGCGTCGTTGCGGGCGCAGATGCCCGCCTGGATCGCCGACCAGGGCACCACGCGACTGGTCCCCGGCGCCAGGCCAGGGATCGTTGCCCACGGCGCCCACAGCGCGCCGTAGCGGTCCTCCAGGGCACCGCGCAGAGCTGCCGCGCGGGTGTCCAGTGACGTGGCGGCATCGGCCTGGTCACCGTCCAGCAGGGCAACACGGTTCACACCCTGGTCAGACGTGCCCGCGCAGTGCGCGAGCGCGGCGGCGTGCGATTCGGCGTCCGCACGACCGGGGATGAGCAGCTGCCCCGGCCCGAGGTCGGGCGTCAGGTGTGCCAGCCCTTCGGTCACCGAGCTGGCTTCGTCCACCGGCACGTTGCCATCGGTCCCGCCCGCGAGCGTGGCCACCGCGGCTTTCGGCACCGCGGTCAGGACGGGCACTTTTACCAGCCGCATGTACGGCCCGCTCGCCAGGAAGTCAACGAGCGCCTGGCAGGTGGGCAGTGCCAGCGAGGTCTGCACGACGACACCGCCGAGGGTCACCTGGGCCTCGACGCCTTCTTCGACCCGCTGTTCGGGTTCGTAGGTCAGGCCCGCCAGCTGCGGCGGACCCGCCGGGGCCCTCTCACCGCTGCCCTTGGCAGCCTTGCCGTCACCCTCCTTGTCGTCGCCCGTGCTCGCGGTGCTCGCGGCCTGCGGCCCGGCCCTGAGCCCGGTGGCGACCGTCAGCACCAGCGTGTCGCCCCAAGCGCCGGGGTTGGCGGCTTCCGCTTCGGCCCCGACCCCTGCGATGGCGGCGGCGCTGACCTTGGCGGCGACAGCGTTGTCAACGACGCGCTGGTAGTACGCCGTGGCGGTCCCCTCATGCAGCGCGGCGTCCAGGGCGTCGTAGCCGTAGGACCCCGCCAGGCGCTGCCCGAAGTTGGCTGTGAACTGGTCTAGTGAAGTGAGGCGGATCGGCTGGTCTGTCGGCCCCATCTGCGCCTCGGAGCAGATGAACGTCACGCTGGTGTCGGTGGGGACTCCGCGCGGCGGTGCCGAGGATGCCGAGCTGACAACGACGCCCGGTCTGGTCATGGTTCGCTCCCGTCTGGTGGTTGTGGTTCGACCGTGACCTCGGTGTCAGTCACCTGCACCCAGGGCACGAACGGCACGGTCGGATCGCTGGGCGGCACCGCTTCCGGCGGGGGACCACCATCGGTCCAGGCGACCTCCCTGCAGAGCACGTTGAAGCTGCACACGCTGGCGCTGTAGGAGCGCGACCCGGCGAAGTCCAGCTCGTCGTACAGCTCCCCGCGCCACTGCACCTCGCAGGGCTGGCCGAGCGCCGACAGCGGGCGCTGCTGGAGCACCAGCTGGGCGGCGCGCGCGTACAGCTGCGCGTGACGCCGCGATTCGCGGCCCCAGGCGGCGTTGAACACGATCCCGATGTCAACGCCCCAGGTCGCGCTCAGCACGCCAGTGCCCTCGCGCTGGGGTGGCGTGCCGATCCCGGCGGACAGCAGCACCACGCACGGCAGCTGGTCGGACAGCAGCTTCTGGAGATCGCGCCCGGTGATCGCCCAGCCCTTGGGGGTCGGCGTCGAGCCCGGCGTGTAGTCGTGTTGCAGCTCGGCGGCTACCAGGTAGCGCGGCAGCCAGGCGCGCAGCAGGTCCTGCACGGCGTCCTCGATGTCGGCGCCGGTGACCATCGGGCCAACGTCGCCCTGGGTGTCAGCTTCGGCGCCGAGCGGTGCGGTTACGGGGTAGCTCATGCGGGCTGGTCAAGCAGCTGCGCCAGGCGGTTGAGCTGCGCCGCCAGCTGCGGCGCGTTACTGGTGATGCTCTCGGGCATCACGCCGCGCGGTAGCTGGTGACGATGCAGTGAAGCCCGCCCTTGTTAGCGGCGGGATCAAGCACTTCCCCGTTAGCCGCGACCGTCGCGTCAAAGCCGACGAGTGGAATCGGAACGGTCGTCGGTACGGCCGGGCAGAAGGCGGGTGGCAGCGTGCAAATGAGCGCCGCGGCGGCCAGTTTGGCTTCCGCTTCCGCTTGGGTTATTTCGCCTTTTGTGAGTTCGGCTTCTATCGCCGCCAACCACGCCGGGTCGGGTTCGACACGCAGCGCGAGGGTCACCATCGTGCCGACGCGCCACACACGCACGTCCTCCTTGTCCAGCCACGGCGTGGCCAGTGTCGGCGTCGCTTCTTCAATCGGCACGTCCCCACCTCCTGGTGGTGGTTCGGGTTCCGGCAGGTCGCTGAGCAGACCCATGTCGCCGGTGTAGAAGTCGTAGGCCACGCCGCTGCGCGCGGTGATCGTGCCCAGGCCGAACCCGCTCGCCGGTGTGCCGCCGGTGCCCGCCCCCGGCACGTTGCCCAGCACGCACTCGCGCGTGCCTTCAAGCGCCTGCTGCCAGCGCGCGAGCAGGAACTGGTAGGGGCTGCGGTCGGCGCGCGCCTGCTCGGGGAAGTAGGACAGCTCGATCTCGGCGGCGGCACCGTAGGCGGCTGCCATGCGCGCCACGTCGGTGCACGGCGGGGCGACGATCCCGACTTTCTCACCGAGCGCTGCGACGGCGTGGTCTATCGCCTCCTGCGCCTGGGCGTCAGTCGGGCGCGTCGCGGCGGTGAAGGTGCCCAGCTCGTTGCCGTTGGAGTCCTTCGTGCGCGCGCGGATCAGCGCCGCCACGTCGGCCAGGCTGGGGATGACCTCGGGGGGTTGCGTGGCGGTGCTCATGTGCCGACGTTCACCTGGTCTGAGATGTGCAGCGGGTCGAAGCCGGGGTCATCCTCGGGCCGCACAGGTGCCTCCTGGGCTTCGGCGGACAGCAGGATCAGCGGCTGCCAGTCCTCCATCAGCCGCTGCCAGGCCGCGGGGTCGCCACGCAGCTGCTGGTACAGCGCGGCCTGGTAGGCCACGCGGCGCTGTAGCTGTGCTCGCCACAGCGCCGCGCGTGCTTCGGAGTCGTCAGTCACCTTCGACTCAGGTGTAGGTGTACGCACCAGGGAGCACTGCGCTCCCGGCGGGCGTCACGACTTCCATGTCAACGATCCCCGCCACAGCTGCCGCTGGCGACACCGCGGTGATGAGCGCGTCGTCATCCACGGTGAAGCTGGCGGCGGCTTTCGCGCCGAACTTGACGGTCGTCGCCCCCGTGAGGTTGACGCCTGCCAGCTCGACGGTCGTGTCTCCGGCTTCCGGCCCTTCGGCGGGCACGACCTCGGTCAGCGCAGGTTCGCCCACTTCCGGCCCCGGCGCTTCCGGTGCCGCATCGTTCGTGCCGTGGAAGCCGTACAGCACCGCTTCGTCCCACGACTCGATGTGCGTCGGGGGGGCCGGGCTCATTTGCCCGCGCCCTTCGTGACGCCCTCCACCGTCAGGTCCTCATCGTCCTCTTTGGGCTCGCCGATGTAGCCCTGCTCGTTGGCTTCTTCGAGCGCGTCCATGCCCTCGACTTCACTGCCGCCCGTGAACGTCTCTGCTTTGGGTGACTTCGGTGTCGTCGGCATGGTCAGTTCGTCAGCACGCCGAACGGGTACGCGTTCGCCGACGCCTCGGGCTGGGGCACGTTCGCCACTTCCCAGGCGAAGCGCGCGACCACGCGCAGGCCAACCATGTCCTGCTGCGCGAGGTTATAGGTGACTTTGCCGGTTTCGTCCGTCAGCACCGCCTGGTCGAGCACCTTCCAGGTCAGGTCCTGGCGGATACCGAGGATGCCCTGGGCGAAGTCGCCCACGATCATCTCCGGTATTTTTTCGGCGCCCACCGGCCACAGCCCACGCAGCGGATAGGTGACACCGACGCCGTACAGCGAGCCCGGCGAGGGCTCGACCTCGGTGCCGGGGTCCATCGCGCCCAACTGCTCGCCGGTCGTGCCGCGCGCGTTGCGCAGCAGGCCCTTGAAGCGACGGTGGGCGATGATCCCGTTGATGTCAAACCCCTCGGCCTCGACGAGCCCGAACAGGTTTGAGATGTCCGACATGATGACGCCGGGGTCTTTCGCCGTCGCGGCGGTGCCCGCTTTGACGATGTTGCCCTTCGTTTCCGCTTCTTTGGAGATCGACACCGGCCACGACGCGGGCTTGTTGGTCCCGAAGAACACGGCGGCGTCCAGCGCGCGCCCGACCGCCTCGATGATGAACGGCTGAATCTCCGCCCACACGTCGAACGCGGCGTCGTCCAGGACGGTCTCGGGGATCGGCACGATGCACGCGATCTCCTCGGCGTTCAGGTACTTGTTCGACCACGCGGCTTCGGTGGTCTGCTTGAGCCCCGTGTCACCGTTGACGAAATACGCGACGGGGAGCGCCGCCATGATCGGCATGCGCTGCTGCGCGCGGGACATGGTGACGTGGCGAAACAGTGCAATCGCAGCGGACGCCTGCGGCAGCCGCTTGATTATTTCCTTTGAGTAATCTTCGGGGATCAGCGCCGCAGCACCGCTGCGGCTGATGACGTTGTTGTACGGCATGGGGTATTACCCTCCGATTGAGGGCGAGGGCGGTGACGGGTGACAGCGCGTCGCGCTGCCTGTCAGCCTCGGCCAGACGCCTCGCGGATCAGTTGATTCATGTCCACGCCCTGGCCCTGGCTTCCGCTGGCGGCGCCGCCGCGACCGATGCCGATGTCACCCACGGGGCGACCGGCTTTGATCTCGTCGGCGAGCTTCTGCGCGTCCGCTTTCAGCGACCGGCGGTCGTCGCCCGCCAGGCGGACTGCCAACGATGCGGGCAGACCGACCTCCTGGGCGACATCGCGCTTGAGATCGAGCAGCGCACGCACCTGTTCCGCACCCTCCAGCTCGGCGATGCGGGCGTTGGCACGCTCCAGGTCAGCCCTGGCGCGCTCGATCTCTGACTTGCCTGCGTCCTCCAGCTCGGCGACGCGTCGCGTGGCCTCTGCGAGCTTGCGGTCGGCATCGCGCCGTGCCGCACGCTCCCTATCCAGGGCCTCACGTCCGGGGTCACCGAGGGGCGTGTCGGGCCTCGCGCCCTCATCACTGCCCGCCGCGGGCGTCGCGCCCGCGGTCGTGTCCTGCTGCCCGCTGGGCGTCGCGCCCGCTGCGGGGTCGGGCTGCTGCGGCGTCGCGCCAGCAGCAGCTGTTGTCTCATCGGCCACGGTTGCCTCCTATCGGCGGTTGTGGTGGTGGTGAAGGTTTGCCGGGCGCCGCGGGGGCGCTCGCCGCGGGGGCACCGGGTGGCAGCGGTTCGGCCTGCTCAAACGCCCTGGCCTGCTGCGGCGTGACCGCAGACGTGACCGTCTCGCGCACGACCGGGGTCGGCGTAGGCTCGCCCTCGATCTTCCAGCGGGCGACCTGCTGCGGGCTGGCGCCGACGTACTCCCACAGCGCCGGGCGCGGCACGCCGATGCCCGCCAGCTTGACGGCGGCGTCTACGGTCTCGGCGACGATGCGCGATTCTGGGTTGGCCCAGATGGTCTCGACGGTCATCTGTTCGCCGCGCTCGCTGTCACCCTCGACGGCGAACGCCAGGCGCATCGCTTCCTCCCAGCCCTCGCCGAATGACAGCTGCTTGCGCCGCACCTTGGCCACCAGGCCGGTCTCGGTCGCCTTGAGCGACTCGCCGCTGGGGAACGCGCCCGAGCTGCCCAGCAGGTAGTGCGGCGGCGTGCGCGTCTGCGCCGCGACGTGCTGAATACACATCTCGATGGCGCGCACGTAGGGCGTCAGGTCGGCGACCTGGAAGTTGCCGAACTTCGCGCCTTCGGACTCGTCGCCCCACACGCGGTCGGCGCCGCCCAGGAAGCTGGGCGCCATGCGCTCGCCGGTCTCCGGGTTGCGCGGTATCTCGATGCCGGTCGCCCAGCGCTGCGGGTAGGCGGCGAACTCGCTGGCCACGATCATGTCGCCGCACAGCTTGTTGACCGCGTTCTGGAGCGGGATCACGCGTTCGATGTCTGACCGCCCCAGGCGGTTGCCGAGCGTCGGCGCGTTGGCGAGCGGGATCAGCGGCACGACGCCCAGCGGGTTGTCACCACTACCCACGTCCTCCATCCAGCTGCCGCTCTCGCCTTCCTTGCGCCACCAGGCGACGCTGCCGGGCAGGTACACGGCGCAGTGCGACACGCCGAACTCGTCGGTCCAGAAGCGCAGCCCCGCCAGGCGGTGGTGCCCCTGCGCCGGGTCCACGTACACGATGGCCTTGTCAGCGGGCTCGACCTGGATCGACGCCTTGCCGCCGTCGTCGGCGCCGACCAGGGCGTAGCTGCATCCGAGCTTGATCGCGTCGGTGTGCGCCATGTCGGCCTCGGCGTCCATGCGGTTGCGCTGCCATATCTCCCACGCCGCATCGTCGGCGGTGGGGTCGTCGCCAAAGCGGAATCCCTCGACGCGCAGGCGCTCAGCGCTGGCGTCCACCACCAGGTCGCACCAGTTGTCGGAGAACGCGGAGAACAGGGCGCCGAAGTGCTCGCGGTACTGCGCGGTGGTGAACGCCATGCGGTGTTCGCCGCGGTAGTAGGCGTCGCACAGCCGGATCGAGGACTGGCGCGCAGCCAGCTGCTCCAGGAGCGTGTCACGCCACTGCTCGGGCGCGATGTCGGGCACGGTCAACTGTGGGGCTGGGGCTGCCATGGGCTAGTTCCAGGTCATCGGGACACGCGAGCGGTTGCCGCCCGCGGCGAGCACGTCCGCGCGCGCCTCATACGCGAGCACCGCGGCTATCGCGGCGTCAATCTTGTGCTGGCTGCCGGGGCGATCCTTCGTCAGCCAGTAGCCGCCGCCGCGCGCCTCGCGCGTCTGCGCGTTGAGGACGTGGCGGGTCATCGTCAGGTCACCGTTGTGGTGCAGGCGCTGTGTGGCCACGTCGGTGCGGAAGCGCTCGACGGCGCCCATCATGCGAGCGCGCGCGGTGTCGTAGCGCTGCACCAGCTTGTCGCCGTACTCGCGCGCCCACTGGTCGATCTCGCTGCGCCACAGCGGCGGGTCGAAGTAGCCGCGCAGCACGCGGTAGCGCTCCATCGCGTCGGCGAGCACCGCATCGACCTCGTTAGCGGGGACCTCCCAGTGCGCCAGGTCGGGCGGCGCCTCCCAGCACGCCAACGGCACCAGCAGACCGTCCTCCACACGGCACGCGACCAGGGCGGTGGCGTCGCCGACACGGGCGCCGTCGAAGCCCAGCGTGATCCGGTCGCCTGGTGACAGCTCGTCGCGCTCGACCAGGGCGTTCCAGTCCTCGGCGGTGATCCACCACGCCTCCGCGGACACCCACACGCCGCACGCGAAGCGCGCCCACTGCCAGGGCAGCATGCTGGGGCTGTCGTGGCGCGCGCGCAGCGCCGCGAGCGTCTGCCAGCTCGCCGGGTTGGCGCTGGCGACCACCAGCAGGTCGTCTAGGTCGTCCTCCTTGCGCAGCGCCCACTCGTGCATGACGTAGCTGCGGCTGGCGGTGGCGGCGTAGGTGTGCGCGCCCTCGCGCGTCACGGTCTCCAGCTGCAACGCGGCGACGCGCATCTGCCCGAGGGGCGACATCTCATGCCCGCCCGCGGTTGAGATGGTGACCATGCGCCCGTCGCGTGGCCCCAGCCCGTCGCGGAAGATTCCGTAGAGCCCGGCGGACTTGTGACGGTGCAGCTCGTCCACCAGCGCCAGCGTGGGGATCACGCCGTCCGCGGTGTCAACGTCAGCGGCCAGCACCCGGATGCGCCCGCTGTCGTTGCGCTTGCGCATCTCGCGGTAGCCGCGCTTCACGTCCACGTACTGGTCCAGGCGCGGCGTGCGCCGCACGAAGCCCGCGGCCTGGTCGTAGAGGATCGTCGCCTGGTCGCGGCTAGCGGCGCCGATCACGCACTCGGCGTCGGCGGTCGAGATCAGGTGATACAGCGCGAGCGCGCCCAGCAGCGTGGACTTGCCATTCTTCTTCGGCAGCAGGATCAGGGTCTCGGTGCTGCCCGCGAAGTAGTCGGCCAGCATCGCGCGCTGGAAGGGCTCCAGCGCCATCGTGCTGCCGTCCTCCAGCACCATGTGCGAGCAGAAGTCCGCGAAGCGGTCAAGGTCGGCGGCGTCGCCTAGCAAGCTCGTCAACCTCCGCGAAGGGGTCGTCGGTGGTCATGGGTGCGTTGGCAGCTGGTGCGTCGGCGCTGCGCTGGCTGACACGCGCCCAGCGCTCGGGGTGACGGCGTTCAAGCAGCCACGCCGCCGCCTGCCAGCTGTGCTGTGCCTGCTGGGCGATCAGCAGCACGTTGCGCGACTCGCCCTCGGCGCGGGCGCGCTCCACGTCGGCCAGGAAGGCGGCGAACAGGCCCTCCCCGGCCCTGCCGCGGCGCAGCCACTCGTAGAACTGCTGGCGGCTGACCTGGGCGGCGGCGCACGCGGTCTCGTCGTAGCCGCCTGCGCGCAGCACCGCCAGCAGGCGGTCGGCGGTCTGCTGGTCCAGCTTCGTCTTGCGCCCTGGGCGCGCGACGCCCGCGTGGGTGGCGCACAGCCCGTCGTAGGTGGCGCTGTTGCGGCAGGGCCTGCCCTGGGCGGTCTGCGCCGTGCACCGCGAGGTGACAGTTCCCTCTTTCATTTTGAGGCGATTGAACCGATACTGATGTCAGCACCCAACGACCCGAAGGAGTCCAAGTGAACAGCCAGACCCGCATCCAGGACCACGCCAACTCGCTGACGGAGCGCGTGGTGCGCGACCTACGGCGTCACATCGACAGCAACAAGCTGACCGCCGACGAGATCGTGCGCGCGGAGCGCGCCGTGGCCTTGCAGCTGCTGACCGGCAAGCGCGACCTGTTCCGCACCGTCACCGCCGACGACAGCGGCCTGGTGGACATCGGCCAGGTCTGCATTGACAGCGCGCTGCGCGGTCCCGATGGCGTCCGCTACATGGCAGAGCCCGCGGCGGACACGCCCGGCTACTGGGCGCTGCGCGACACGCAGACCGGCCAGCTGGGCGACGGGCGCTACGGCAGCGCCGCCACCGCCGTCAACGCCGCAGGCGACCTGGAAAGCGCCTAGTCGAAACGCGCGCCCCAGGCGCGCGTCCGCGGACGGGTGGCACCCACCGCGCTGATGACGACAAGCCACACACCCAACGATCACAGGAGACCCACGATGACTAAGCAGACCGACACCTACACACCGACCACCACGCCCGCCAAGGCGCTCGCCGCCTACCTGGCGGTGCACGCCAGCGACGCCGACGACGCCCCGCACCGCGGGCTGCCGTTCATCGACGCCAACGGCAAGGTGCGCGTCAAGCCCGACCACTTCGCGGCCTGGTACAGCGCCAACGAAGCGAAGCTCTGGACCGGTGAAGTGCCCACGTCGCGCGAGTGCCGCGCGGTGCTCAAGGACGCGGGCCTGGTGCAGCAGGTCTACCTGCTGCCGACGCACGCCGCGCACAAGAAGCTGACCGGCAAGCGCTACGGGCTCTACCAGGGCAAGGCACCCGCGGGGACCGCGAAGCTGCCGCGTCGGATCGTGGAGCGCAAGTCCCCGACCCCGCGCAAGTCTGCCAAGGTGGACGACGTGACGGTGGCCAACGAGGGCAACGCGACCGCGGACGCGCAGCAGGGTCCGGTCAAGGTCCTCGCGGGTCAGGTGCGCGAGGGGGAGCTGGTCGCCAAGCAGAAGCAGGGACCGTTCCACAAGGTCGTCGAGATTCGCAAGGGTGCCAGCGCGGTGCGCCTTGTGACCGAGGACGGTGGGAACCTGCGTCCGCGCAAGGCGACCCCGGTGTGGGTGCAGCAGGCGTAGCCCGCGCACCCACCCGACGCTCACAGCGGCCCGCCTTGTGCGGGCTGCTTTGCGTTGTGCCCCTACCATCGGGGGACACCCAACACGAAGGAGATCACAGTGCCCATACGTCATCTACAGACCCGACAGACCCGACCGCGCTTTGCAGACGGGGATCGCGTCGAATACTCAGACCTGTCCCCGTGGGAGCTTGCGACCGTCCTGGATCGGGGACCGTTCACCCAGGACCAGTGCGACCGCTACGGCTACGGCCACCCAGCTGACACCGACCACTACTACCTGCTGCGCTTCGACGGGGACCCGCAACCGCTGATCGTCTGCGAGGACGGCATGCGGCGTCCGCGCGGGGCGCGCGCGCACCGGCGCTAGGTGACCACCGCGGGCGACCATCGGTTGCCCTCGTCGTAGACCCGCAGTCGGGTCCCCGCTCCACCGGGGACCATCTCGCGCATGGCGGTGTCGGTGACGTAGACCCAGGTGTTGCCCTCATCCCAGGGTCCGACGCCCTCACTGGCACCCGCCAGCGCGACGTACACGTCGCCGCCCAGCTCGCGCGTCGCGCGTGACCAGCTGCGCGCGGCAATCTGGATCAGCGCGTGGCGGATCGACACGTTGCCACCGGTGAAGTCCTCGGGCGCCATGCCGTACTCGCGCACCAGCCACCCGTGTCGGTGCCACGCACGCCGGTCGCGCAGCGCCCACATCAGGAACCTGTCGCTGTAGGGGTCGAACACTTGCACGCGCCCGTAGCGGTAGCCGGTCCCCGGCGTGGAGCTGTCCACGCTGCGCCACGGGAAGCGCCGGATCACCGGCCAGCTGGAGAGTCCGAACCCGTGGAGCCCGACCCCGGCGCTCGCAGCCATGCCGTGCAGCTGGTCCAGGTAGTTCCACATTCGCGGGTCGCGCATCGTCAGCGCACCCGACGCCATCCCACCGACCCCGACGTAGCTGCACTCGTCCAGGTAGCGCTTGAACACGCGCAGGGGACTGCCCAGGTGGAACACGGGCATCGGGTCCAGGCCCAGCTCGCGCAGCGCCGCCGTGTTGCGCACGGTCCCCTCGGCGTCGAATAGCACGTCGAGGCTGGCGTAGGCGTGGATGCGGTGGCGCCAGCGCTCGATCCAGTCGGCATAGTCGCGCAGGTCGATGCTGCTGCCGAGCGTGTGCGCGCTGAACGCGCCGCTGTCGGCGAAGAAGGTCAGGTCGTCGCGCCCCGTGCTGGCTGCCAGCTCGTCCAGGTCGGCGCGGCGGTAGTAGACGTAGCTCAGCAGGTAGCCGAACATCAGACGCCGATCAACTCGCGCACCTTGGACTCGTCGTCGTCGCCGTCGCGCGCATCCCACCAGGACTCAAACGCGCGGAAGGTGTCGTAGCTGACCTGGAGCTTGATCGTCGGCCAGAAGTCCCGCTCGGTCGCGTCCTCGCCGTCGTCGCGCTCGGGTTGCGGTGCGGTGAACTGCCCGATCAGGTCGTCAAGCATCCCGCGCAGGTCACCGTCGCCCAGGTCGGGCAGCTGCTCCACCAGGTCGTGCAGCTGGTCGATGTCGGGCGCTGCCAGCGCCGCCACGGGGTCGAGCGTGGCCAGCACCAGCTGCTCCTCCTCATCGTCCAGCTCGACGTACAGCACCGGCACACGCGCGGCGCCGTCCTCGCGGGCCAGCTCCACGCGCAGGTGCCCGTCCACCAGGTGACCGGTGGTGCGGTTGACGACGACCTGCTGCACCCAGCCGACGCGCTCCAGCAGCTCGCGCAGCGCCTGGCGCTGGTGCAGCGGGTGCTGGCGCCAGTTGCGCGGGTTGACGGTCAGCTCGGCGGGGTTGACCTCGCCCTGGCCGACGATGCGCTGCGCCCAGCGTGTCTCGGTGCTGCTCATCTGATCCCCAGCAGGCCCAGGACCTCGGCGCGGGCTGCGTCGGACTCGCGGAAGCGCCCGCGCATGACGCTGGTGGTCGTCTGCGCGCCGGGGACCTGCACGCCGCGCATCGACATGCACAGGTGCTCGGCTTGCAGCACGACCGCGACCGCACGGGGCTCCAGCGCCGCCTCCAGGCAGTCGGCCACCTGGCTGGTCAGCCGCTCCTGGACCTGTAGGCGCCGGGCGTAGAGGGTGACGACCCTGGCGAACTTCGACAGGCCCAGGATGCGGTTGGCGGGCAGGTAGGCGATGTAGGCGTGGCCATGGAATGGCAGCAGGTGGTGCTCGCACAGCGAGTAGAACGGCACGCCCGCCACCGCCACGATCTCGTCGTAGCCGTTGGCCGGGAAGGTGGTCAGGTTGGGCTGCTGGTGGTAGCCCGCAGTCAGCTCGCCCCAGGCGCGCGCGGCACGCTCGGCGGTCTCGCGGGGCTCGGCCAGCCACTGCCATGCGCCGCTGCGCTCCAGCAGCAGCTCGCAGGCGTCGGTGAGCGTGTCGTCTAGGACGGTGTGCACAGCAGGCCCACCTCGCTGGCCTGGTCGGGGTAGGGCGCGGCAAGCATCGGCCCCAGCCAGTCGGGCGGCACGAACTTGGACAGGCGCCCCAGCAGCCGCGGGTCCATGAGCTTGCCCAGCTGCGTCACCGACATGTCCAGGCCCCAGCAGTCGGCGACCTGCCAGTGCGCAAGCGCCAGCGCGCCGCGCAGCTCCGACAGCTTCCACTCGTAGACGTGGGCGCGCCTGGCGGTGGCGTAGCCGTCCTGGTCCTCGGGCGTGTTGGGCGCGGTCAGCACCAGCAGCGCACGGTCGGCGGCGAGCGCGCGCAGCGCGTGCAGGCTGCGCCTGCCGTGGTCGGGGTGCATGTGCTCGATGCTGGCCGTGTAGACGATCAGGTCGAAGCGCTCGCCCGCCAGCAGCTCATCGGAATCGGCCACGTCACCACCGACGAAGCGCGTTGGGAAGGGGTAGTAGTCGTCGGGGTTGATGCGCTTGCCATCGGTCACGCGCTGGCGCTGCCAGGTCGCGTTGCGGGGCTCGATGTCCAGGCCGGTGTAGCCGCCCAGGCCCTTGGCGTGGTAGCGCAGCAGCGGCAGCAGCAGCCCGCGTCCGCAGCACACGTCCAGCAGCTGCGCGCCGGGCCGGGAGGATGCCCAGCGCGCGATCTGGTGGTGACTTGCGTAGTTGAACACGTCCAGGCGGGTGAAGAAGCCGTCGCCCAGCTGGCGGTAGAAGTTGCGCATCTGGTAGGTGGTCGCCAGGACCTCGCGGCGGTCCTCGCCGTGCTCGACGCGGTGCACGATCCTGGTGGGCGCCCGTGTGCTCATACGCCGACCGCGTGTCCCCAGGCGATGACGTGCAGCTGCGGCAGCACCACCGCGTCGGCGAGCAGCCGCGAGTGCGCCACGCGTTCGGCCAGCCAGGCGTAGCGCTCGGCGACGACCGGCAGCGGGTCGCCCACGTCCTGGTCGGTGCCGACCGACAGGTAGAACGGCACGAAGGGCATCGCGGCGTGCACCTTGGCTGCCCACTCCAGGTCTACGCCGTCGAAGATCACGACCTTGAGCACCAGGCCGCGGTGCCGTGACGCCAGGCCCATGAAGCGCGCGAACTGCGTTTCGCGCAGCGGCGTGCACTCGCCGCTCGACGGCGGCTTCGGCGACACGACCAGCGAGTCAACGCGCCCCAGCCAGTCGCGCCAGCGGCTGCCCTGGGTCTCCACGCCGATCACGCGGTAGCGGTGGCTGGCGTGCAGCTCATCGAGCAGCCCATCCAGGCGGTGCAGTGCCGGGTTGCCGCCGCTGATGACCAGCATGGGCGCCGGGTGGAGCGCGTCCAGGCGGTCCAGGACTTCGCCGACCGACAGGTTGTCGGCGAGCTTGACCTGCTCGGGGTCCACCGCGTGCATCGTGTCGCACCAGCTGCACCTGTAGTCGCAGCCGCCCAGGCGCAGGAAGTGACAGACGCGCCCGGCATGCGGTCCCTCGCCCTGGATCGTCGGGCCGAACAGCTCGACGACCCTCATGGCAGGCTGACCTCGGCCCAGCTGGTCGCGGTCTCCCACACCCGCACCGAACACACCGCTGGCTGGGCGTCGTGCAACCTGGTCAGCAGGTAGCTGGCCAGGTTCTCGGCGGTCGTCGGGAAGTCGAGCACGTCGTTGAGGAAGCGGTGATCCAGGTGGGGCTCAACCAGCCGCCAGGCCGCGGCGATGCGCGCAAAGTCGAGCACCATGCCCTCGTCGGGCTTGCCGGTCGGGCCGTTGATCGGGCCGCGCGCATGCACGTCCACGCGGTAGCTGTGCCCATGCAGCTGCGCGCACTTGCCGTCGTGGTTGGGCAGCAGGTGGGCGGCCTGGAAGGTGAAGGTCTTGGCGATGGTCGCAGTGGCCACGGTCGGGGTGGTGCCATCCCCACCAGGTCGGTGAGCTTTGCCTTACGGTCGGCAGCGCGCCCGTTTCGCGCTTTTTTCCGCGACGGAC